TACCTTTCCCTTTATTTGCGTCAGACAATTCTAATTTTAAGGTTTTAGCCGTTGTTAATACTAAGTCAGTCGGAACAGTAACAGACACTGTTAAATTAGTCCCTGTAAATGAAGTGATAGTAGGAGAAATAACATAACCAGTTATCGTTGTAATATCAACGTCATTCGCCGTAATAACAAACGGAATTGTATCCGCAGAAGGATTTGTTGTATAGTAATTTGTTTCTAAAGTAAACGTTATTTTAGAACCTTGATTAACGTTAGAAGAATACGCATTGTTAGACAATTTGTAATATTTCGTATCGAAAATACCTATGATTCTAACAATATGTTCTTTAGAGTTACCATTAGCATCAGTAAATACATATCTATACTGACCATTTTTATCTTTGTAAACAGTTTGTCCAGATACATCATCCGCAGAAATACTTCTCGTTAAAATATGAGTAGGATTAGCGTTAGACGTATTAAATGGATTTGCTGTATTAAAAGAAGATGTGATATCAACTTCAGCGACGCTTCCGATTTTCTTATAAACTTTATAGGAGATAGGAATATCAGCTTCGGCATTAGTAGACTGGAATGTCACATTAACGGTATCAGTTGTCCCTACTGAAATTGGACCAGTTACAGAATATTCAGTTTTTACAGGATTCAACAATTTAATCGTAGACGATAAAGATGTACCGTATAAAAATTCAGGATATTTCGTAATGTCTCTGCTAGATTTATTATGCGGAGTAACCGTTAGCGTAATTTTTCTAGCAGCTTGAGATACCCCATCATCTGTTACTTTCAATTTAATGACTGCTTTACCAGCTGAATCAACGGCAAACGTAAACGATGCCAAAGATGTAATTGCTGTTCCATTTACAGTTTTAGAATCAAAGGTAGCCGTTCCATCTGTTACAACAACTGTGCCAGTAAAGTCACCTTTCAAATCGTAGTTAACTGCGCTAAATGTAAAGGTAAAATATTCAGCTTCGCTAACAACATAAGTAGATGGTTCAATCGTATAAGTCGCAGTTGGTTTAGGAACTTTTAATTCAGTTACCGTGGCATCCCCAACTTGGTCCCCTGTTACAATAGTAATAGGTTTTGTATCCGCATATTTTGCGCTCATGTCAACATAATAGTTAACAGAAACATATGATGATGCGTATTCTTTACCCGCTGGGCTATTAGAGAAAGTAATTACAAAAGTAGAACCTTCTTTTCCTTCAGGGATAACAATATAACCAGTTGCGTTACCAGAATCATCTGTGGCTGGAGGAGTCGTTAAAAATACAGAACCGGTAGAATCGGTAACAAATCCATCTTCTTGTAATTCTTTACCGAAGAAATAATACAAATTGGTGTTAGCCAACATGTTAGTTACTTTATATCGGATAATGCGTTCGCGCGTAACAGGAATAACATTTTTAGTAAAATTATAGGTTGTTCCCGATACAACTTTATTTTTTGAAGTGGCAATATCAATAAAATCTGCGTCTGAAGAAGTTATAGCAGATGTAGATAAAGTAGCGCCTGATTTTGGATCCCAAGCATTCCATACCGTAACCGGCATAAGATCTGACGTTCCAGCTAATTGTTTGATTGTTTCTGCGTCATTTACGGGCAACAATTCTTTAACCCAATGGTCTGTATCTGGGATTAATGCGGCAGACCCAGAAACTGTAACGATATTGTAAGGATTGACTGATATGGAAGAAGAATAAGTATCAACGCCAGTTAATTTTGTTGACGTGTAAGGCAACGTAACCGTATTAGAGTTAATACCAACGCCAGTTGCATCTAAATTAGCATGAGCCGTTTTGACGTAGAATTTTGGTCTTAATTCATTTTTATCAAAATCAATCTCTGTTTGCATATCCGGATTGGTTACGTCGGCAACATTTTTGCCTTGGAAAGAATCCACTAAGAACCCATTATTGAATAACGGAGTACCATTATCATCGGTAAAGGTTTTAGAAGACGTGTCCTTTTCCAGCATTGATAATGAAGTATAATATTCTACATTTTCAATTCTGCCTTCTAATGCGCCGATATCCTTCATCGTATATCTTTTGTTTTTGACTAAAGATAGTTTTGTTGATTTTTCATCATCTGTATAAGATTCGTAAGTAATAGAGCAAATATCCATAGCATCTGGAGTAGATGTGGGATGAATAGGTTGTCTAGCTGGAATACCTTGTGTGATTAGGTACTTTCCTGTTTTATCCAGCGATAATTTGTCAATTCTGCCTAGATAGTAATCAACGTCTAAAATAACATTAGAGAATGGTAGAATGAAAGTATCGAATCCTGCTGCATTTTCTTTTTGTACTGGTCTAAAATCTAAGCAATTTCTTAATTTATAAGTTGAGAAAGAAATGCTATCATAGTAATTACCAATATCAGAATAAGAAACCCCTATGGTATTATTAACGACAATTGGACCTTCGCCTGAATGTATATAATAATCGAATACAGCTAAAATTGTAATTTGTTCGGTAAATCCAGATTTTCTGTTAATCGTACCGTTTCCATAAAAAGAATCGGTTTGTCCATTATTGATAAGAAATTCTGAACTTATGTTATTGAATGCAGTTGTTCCTAAAGTCGAACCGCTAACATCATACAAATTACCATTAGACATAACAACAGAATTTGAATCATACGAAACTAATGGGTCATATGTTCCGGCGTAAACTTTACTTCCTATAATATAAGCACCAACAAATTTATGGATATCTGAAACCCCTAAACTTTGTTTAGCGATAGAGTTCGCATTAAATGTTAAGGTTTTGCCATGGTTAGAAACTAAAGTTTTAGTTCTAGCCGCTTGTCCTGATATGTTAACAGTCGCTATGATATCAACAATGCCATTAAATGAATCATCATTAAAATCAAAACCGACAGAAGAATTTGTATCCGGATTTGTACTAACTGAAATATCAATATTAGATAAATCCAAAATGGATTTTACCGTATAATTGCCAGAAGATAAAGACAATAATGACATTGCGTAATTAATGTTGTTCGCCGTACCTGAAGAAGGAACGAAATCTTTGGTTAGCGAATCTGACGTCAAAGAACAAACGCCGCCGTAAACAGGAATAGATTTAAACAATTTTTTAGTTTCATAAGAAACGCTAGAAACAGTTTTAATGTTACCAAGCGGAATAGGGAATACTAATAATCTGTTACCAGTATCAGATATTTTAGATGCCGATAATGTCGCCGTAAATTGTCCAGTAATTTCTACAATAGAAACAACAGAAAGGAATGATTCCGCAGTTAATAAAACGTCATCCAAATAAAGTTGATAAGTACCAAAAGAAACAGGAATAAAATTAATAACTCTGGCAGTTCCTATAATAGCGTTACTCGACGAATACAGATTAATATAAGACGAAGACGCAATATCAGGTAAATTACCTGTAATAGAACCGACAGTAATATAATTCCCATACTGAGTAGAGACGATATAATCTAATGTACTAGAAAACGTTCTTGGTTTAGTTAATTCAATAGAACTAACTCCATTTTTTTCTATTTCATAGCCTTTAACATAGGCTTTACCTGCGGCAACATTTAATGTCAATAATGATTCGTCTGGGTTAGCTTTTACTGTAGGTAATAATCCATTAACGATATAATCGCCAGATTCGTCATACGTTCTTCTAGCGAACGTATCAGCGATATTAGAATAAATTGGTAAACGTTGGTCAGATTCAACAACTCCATTTTTGACATGACAAATATCAATAAAATCTTCCGAAGATAAAGATTGTTCTTGATAAGAAACAGCAGCCGCTTGTAATGTTATTAGATACCTATCCGCTCCAGGAGCAGCATAGTTATATGAACCAAAGGATGGATCTAATAATGTTGGGTCTGTATCTGAAGTTACAATAACGGTATCTACGGATTTCAAACCGATAACTTTAGATAAAGGAACAGTATAAGATGTCGCTTGCGTTACTAAAGTATTTGCGTTATTTTTAAGAGTTAAATTTGTGTCGTCTAAGATGGATAATACAGTTCCGATAAGTTTATTATCGATAGTAAAGATATCATCGCCGACATTTAATTCTGATAAGAATAGTGTATCAACGCCGGTAATACTAGACGAACTTGTCGTTGAGGTAATCGTTCCTGTATAAGCAACATTAGCATATTTTGAAACGACAAGAACTTGATTAGGGCAATATACAAAAGAATTTTTAGTATAGAAAACGCCTTCATCAATACCGAACAAAACTGAATTACCAGAAACGGCATTGCCTGTAGCCTCAGTGGAGAACGATCGATAAACAGAAGTTGTGCCGATAATTGGATTAGGAGTAGAATATACATCAAGACGGGCATCATTCGATATGTATTTCGAAGAAGAACCAGAAGAACCGCCGGAAACTAGAGTGGCATAAATTGTTTTTGGGTCTGTTGATGTTTTTTGGGTAATAGCTTTGATTAAGAATTTTCTATTATCTGGAGAGACTAAATTGCCATTATTAACAACGATAGTTTTCCCGACTAGAGTATCATCAAAAACAATAGCTCCTCCATTAAAAGATTCAGCAATTTTAAAATAAGATACATTAAAATCAATAGTATGGTTTGCGCCGGAGACGACAGATCCATCTTCAAAAATATGGTCAGCAAATTTAGTGATTTGATTTTGGAGTATAGATTGAATCTGAGTTAATTCTCGCGCTTGAACGGCGACTCCAGGTTTGAACAATATTTTATGGAACCCTTTCTTATAATCGTAATCATCATAATAAGGATCTATATTCAAATTCATTGTCATATGGTATTCTCTTTGTTATTCTGGTTTATGGATTAATATTATTTAGCGCCAGATAATTAAAATTTAATAGTGGTTTGTAGAGATATAGTTTGTTCATTAGATTGATAAAACGAATGTCTATTATCAATGTATAGTATATCTCCGCTAAACGGGTTAATAGAAGGAATAGTTAAACTATCAATTCTAAAAATGATACTTGGATCCGTCTTTACAGCTAAAGAATTTGTTATCGCTAATGGAGTATTATCTTTAGGTTGGACCAAAATAGAACCACCATTTGTATTAGATTTAGCGGCAATAACGATAAATTCTTTTCCGACGTAATCGCCTGTCGTTAGGTTAAGAATAGTATCATTAGGATAATTTAACAAAGAGAATGAGCCTGTAGTAGAAATTGAATAACAAGGCGTTCCGATGATTCCGTAATAAGGTAAAGAATCTGATCCAATTGGATCTTTAACGATACCGAATTGTCTGTAATCGTTATCAATGACAAATCCGTTTATATTATCTTTATGAATAGAAGTAGAGAAAAGGATACGATTCCCAAACAGTTCTTTGATAGCGTTTTTACCATGGCCACCAAACGGCGAAATAATTGCACGGGCGGATGCGCCGTGTCCAACAGAATCAGTGATAGTGATATTAGCAAAAGTGTAGTCATAACCAGAATTCGTGATTGTAATGGATTCAATTTGATTAGACGAGTTTAATACAGGAATTGCTGTACAACCTTGTCCATCACCTGTAACTAGAATTTGCGTCGTTGCTAAGTTATAATCTATTCCTTTTAATTCAACTTTAATATATTCAATGCTACCATTAGTCGCCGATAATTCTACATTAGATTGTTGAGTCGTTACCGTACCGAAATCTGTAGCAGAAGTTAATACCGCGCCAGATCCAGGATCTAATTCATCAGCATCTAAAACTTGATATTCGACATCCAAGTAACTTTCTCCTGGATTATCGATAATAATACCGGTAATTGCCCCTGTAATGTTATCGATATCAGGACGAATTACGGCATCTTTACCCGTAGATGAAACAATAGTAATTGTAGTAGAATCTGGATGATAGCCAGAGCCGCCATTAAGTATGACTACATTGTCGATCTCGCCATTGTTATAATAGCGAGACGACATTGAAGTTGTAACTGGGATAAAAGCTGGAGTTGTAAATTTCCGTTGGAGTATTAGCGGAATAGAATACATGAATTTCCAAACATACCCATCAGATTCTTTAAACGGTAGATTATCTGTGTTAGACGGTTGGATTAATGACGGAGCATTATTGTTGTTGTCTAAACATTTATAAACATTGTTAGAAGAAGTAACGATATAGAACTTAGCAGTTTCAAGGGAAGAAGCTCCAGAATTAGCCAAGTTGGTCGCCGAGTAAGAATCATCATAATGATCATAAACTGTTCCGTTAGACCAGTCTATTCTGGGTATAACGAAAGAGATGTCATTGATAGAAACGCGCTTAACTAGAACGATGTCTCGTTTCGTTTGTTGTTCGTAATGGAAAGTTGCGTTAGGAGTTTCCGGTTCATCTGAAATACCATACGGCAAAGCCTTACCGATGAAATAATAAAATTTGACGGTATTGCTTTTGATGTCCCGAAAGGTTGATTCAGCTAAAGCGATATGGAACCCTTGATTAATAATGGAGCTCATATAAATCCTAAGAAATTGTAATTACCCAAGTGATTGTGATAGTATCAGCAGCTTCTTTTGTAATTAATGGAAAAACAGTTCTTGCTAACATAGCAGTAGTGGTATTTGTAGCATCATTAAACAAACCAGCTTCAGTTAAATTGCCAGTAGAAACTCCAGGAGCAAAAGTAGCAACATAAGTAACGGTATTAGTCGCAGGAGTAGTAGAAGTAAGAGCTACTCTATTAGAGATTTGACTTTCTAAAGCAACATCAGCAATAACAGCAGCAGTGGTACCAGAACCAACAGCCATATGAGTCATTGCTCCAGTACCGCCAGACAACAATGTAGCAATAATAGTTTTACCTGAAGACACAACAAGATTAGAAATAACTTTATCTGTTACTTCATTTTTAGCATTTGTTTTAACAATAGAAACAACGCCTTGAATAGAACTTTCTGAGTTTAAAATCATTTTTATAATACCTTAAAAATTGGTTTGGATTGTACCTTCCGCGTAATCAGTCGCGTAAGATTCTAAGAAATAAGCAATACTAGATTTAAACAAAACAATAGAGCCGGTATCAGAAACATATCCTGAATCAGTTAATGGTTTACTTAAAGATAATATTTTACTTTCGGAGACTGAAATTGAACCAGTCAGTTTTTTACCTAATGAAATAGATTTGGTATCTGTTTCTGTTATAGAATCAGTTAACCGTTTATTTAATGAAACATGACTGCTATCGTATAATACCGTGGAATCAGATAAATGTTTATTAAATCCAACAGTAGAAATATCGTTAGCCGAATATGAATCCGTTAATGGTTTACTTAATGATATTTCCTTAGTATCAAATGAATCTGTAGAATCATTAAAGGTTCTAGCTGTATTCCCAATAATACTAATGTTATCGGTTATATTAATTTCATCGTTTAATACTTTATTTAATACAATTGAATTAACGTCAGAAATATCAGTTATAGAATCAGTTAAATGTTTACCAACGGATATTCTTCTGGATTCCACAAACGCTAATCCTTCTGAATAATCAATAGAATAATCATTTAAGAAATAAGATAATTCAGAATCATAATTTATTAATACAGTATCATCATCGCATAATACAGAATCGGTTAATTGTTTCTGTATATCAATTTCAATTGAATTATAGCTTATTCCTTCACAATAATCTAACCAGTAATCGCTTTCCGTATAAGATACTAATGGATCTATTATAGGGTGTTCTAAATCATAAACTGAAGAGTAATCTTCTAATATTTTAATGGTTTCAAAATAATTAAATTCAGTGTATTCTATTAGTTCAGATAAACCTTTATTAAACAATTTAGAATTATCATCAATTGGAGAATCAAGTAAATCCGTTAATACTTTTTCGAATACCTTAGAATTCGCATCTTCCTGAGGATCTAATGTATCATGTAAATATTTCTCAACAAAGGCGGAATTCTCATCGCTGAATAGTAATATTTCCGTATAGAAACTTCTGAAGAATACCCCTATAGATTCTAATTGAGAAGATAAATCAAGAGTATTATTTAAGTTGTATTCGCCAAACATTAAATAGCCGGCTGGATTCAATACATTTTTTATAATGTTTTTGTATAGCTGGATATCCTCTGATATTTGGATAACATAAGAATAAATTTGATAATAATAGTTATCCTGTAATACAAACGCATCAGATAAGAAACCATTACCAGAAGTATAAGATCCAGGATATTTCCGAATAGAACCAATTTGTAATTCAACAATAGCGGTATCTAAATCATCAATATAGTATCCAGGTTGAACCGTGTAATCAGAATAGAATGTTCCTATTAATTCACCGGCGTAATCTATATCAGCATAATCAACAAAATAGGTTGGAGTTGTGATTGTACCATTTTCAACGAACCCAGAAGTGTAATCATATAAAAATGATGGATCAAATTGTTCAGATTTGGTATAAGATGAAGTTAAATTGAAATACGAATCTTGAGTGTAACCAGAACCAAACGAGACTAATTGAACAGATTCTATTCCGCCAGTAGAATTAACCTTAACAATTTTACATTTTGCTCCATTGGCGCCGGCATTATCTAAATCAAATATTTGACCTAATCTAAATTTGTTACCCTTTTTTGCTATCCTTAATGAAGCCAGAGTCGGTTGTACTACACACCAGATATCCTCAAATATAATTGAGCTATAATTTTCAATATCATTATGGTAAAATTGTTCAAGGAAAATTTCATATTGTTGATTGTTAACCGCCCTAACTCTACTGACATATAATTCTACTGTCTTTTGAGACGAAGTTAAATTAACATATTTACCAGCTAGATCATAAACGTTAACGCTAGAACTTTTATATTGGATAGCCGAAGGAGCGGCAATTCTAGCATCTGTGGTTAGAGTTAAACCGGTATCAGAAGAGATATATTGGATCTTACCAATGATTTCATTTGTATCTGTTTTATGGAGTAAAGAACCAACAGTTAATTGATTAAAATTAGTATTATATCCTGTAACAGTTCTAGACGAAGTAGAGGTTATAATAGAGCCAACGCCAATAACATAATTTTTATCATTTAACCATGAAGCGGATATACCGGTATCATTTTGGGATACAGTAACTAGAACAGAGACTTCTTGTTTCCATTTACCATCAGATGCTTTTAATATATAATCTTTAGGGTAAAATATTTCAATTTCTTTACCGAATAAATGACGGAATAGAATTCTGAAAGATTCTTCCGAGCCTTTAGCCGAGTAGAATTCTTTTATGTGTTTAAGGAATAATTTATCATCAGTTAAGGATAAAGGAGGAATATCCTTAATACCTAGTTCTGATTTGATGTAGTCGGTAAATAAATCAAGATTATCATCAATTGACCTTAAATTATCGAAGGCTCGGAATTGTTCCTTTTCAATGTATTCATAATATAACTCAAGAAAACTAATAAAATTGCCATATTTCGGTATGGTGAATTCCGGAAACTGAGCAGATAAAAGCGAGGATAATTTATTTTTTAGCATAGTTATCTGCTCTTAGTAAACACATAATTTGTTCCTCCAACAGAAACGTTATCAGCAATAGCATTGATATTGATATTGTTTATGTCTAATTGGACAATGTTATGTTGAGTTGAAATAACATCATTAGAAGCCGGTTTGATTACCAATTCAAATTTGGTATTAACTAATCTTGAGATAGAAACTTCATTGATTTGAATGGATCCTAAATCATAATTAACCGACCCATAATAACCAGTTGAATATATTTTATTGTAATCAGAGTCTAACGAATATTTTTTAAGTTTACCTAAACCATCATCTTCCAAATAGAATACCGTGGAGTTATCCCCTGTAATATAGAATCCAGTGGATGTAACCGCTTCTTCCGGAACGCCAGCCGCATAGATTGGATTATGTAAATCTATGGAATAAGGCGTTTTTGTATTAAAGTAAACATTGACTGGTCTGCGAACAGCGATAGTCGTGATATTGGATAAGATAGACGGATCTACATTATCAATCAATTTTAAAAACTTAGAATATCTGAATACAGAATCAAACTGTTTTAGATAAGTATTATTGTAGTCCCTAACGATAATATCAATCGCTGTAATAATATCCTGTTTGGTTTTGGTTGTAGCCGCTTTATTATAATGAGCTGTAATATTAACTTGGAGATTAATATAATTTGGATCAACGAATTCCGGAGTTACACCAATAACGTTTCTGTTTTTGAGTAAATCATTTTTGATTAGTTCTTTTTCAGCAGCTGATAATTTGCTCGAATATTTGGGTTTGATACAAAGAAATACTTTACCATAAACAGGAGGGATATTATCTTCGCCTCCCCAAACATTAATGGTATCAATGTTGGTATAATTAGCCTTTAATACAGATAGATAATCATTAGCAGTAACTGCCCTGTTATGAGAATTTAATAGTTTAGGCGCATTAAATCTAATTTCAGAAGCCGTTTCAGGTTCATCGCCTCCTGATGAGGGAATTACAGTGATAACGAAAGAAGAGCCGCCTAGTTCCGGAATGGAGGAATTTAACGAGAACTGGCGAATGTCATTAGCTTCGGCTCTGTTTGTGATGAAGTATTCTATTGTTACTATATTGCCATTTGTTAACGCTTTACCGAATTTATCATTACCAAAATAGATTTCAAATTTGTTATCATATATTTCTTTTACAAAGAATACTTTATCTATTGGTTTGGTGTTAATTATATCAGTCGCTTGAGTGAAAGTAGATACGACAGTAGAAGAGCTAGATTCCCTTACAGTGACTTGAATAGTGGAGACATCAACATTTTTGTTAGAGATTAGGTATTTGGTTGTGTCTGAGACCAGATATGTTTCGTAGTTAGGAATGCCTTCTTTGATTGGTACAGAATTGGATCTATAGATACCATTAACAGGAATAACTGAGATATCTTCGGTATTGTAGAAGAAATAGTTTTTGCCATTAGCCGCCGCAGTGAAAGTGGAGTATTTCGGTAGGATAGCGGAAGGCGGAGTTAATGTTGGATTAGAGATAATTAGATCAACAATAGCGGTAGAGCATTTAGCAGATCTTGGTAGATAGCCTAGCATTGAAGCAATAGAGACTATACTTTCGCGTTTTGAGGCTGAATCAAGGAACGATTCATTTAGTGCCATGTTGGTGTAGAGCGAATTGTAATGGGTATTATAAGCTAGGATGTCTATGAGTAAAGATAGACCAGAACCTTCAAAATCATAATCAGATAAAGTTGACTGACCTTTAAGAAAGTTTTTAAGATTAAATTTTATATTTTCAAAATCAAGTTCAGAAACGTTTATTTGTTTATTCATCGTGTTCGTTCCAGTGAAAGGTTAAGCGCGTAAGGCAAATTGGACATCGGTATATAGAATTCTATGGAGATGTTTGCCGTGTTTTTATCTGTATCCGGTTGAATAGAAATATCAATGTTAGTTAGTTTAGCTCTAGGCTCATAAGAGGATATAATTTCCGCTATAGATCTTTTGAGGATTTGTTCATAAACTGGTCCACTAGAATTGAATAATAGATTTGTAGTTTGAGAGCCAATATTAGAGTTAAACGGACGTTCAAAGTTAATTGTTCTGATTAGATGTTCAATAGAGGTTTTGATGGCATTATCATCTAATTTGAAGGTAATATCTCCAGGATGAGAATAGGTAAAATTGGCATTGGATACCATAATATGATTTGTGGTATCAGCGAATTGTATGGAGAATATTACATGTTCAATATTTTCTACGATATTATCTACTATAGTTTTGATTTGGACATAGGCGTTATAGCCGCCGTTCGGTTTCTCATTGAATATTAATTGACCAGAAAGATGATCAGAGATAACCGGCATATCTTCTACCCTATCATATTCGCCTATCACATCATAGGAGTCAATTCCAAGAATTTTGTAATTGACAGGATAGTTTTGTATAACAGGACAATCAGTAGTAACATCAAACCGAAGGATACCAGATTCAATTTGATTGTTGGATAGATTGGCTATATCAAATTGGTAATCAGTATTGTTAATGGAGAACGATAAGAAGTTGGTAGAGGAGGTCGAGTTATTGATTTGTTGGTATTCTGAGTCATATAGATCGGTCATTAGGGAAAGAAGAGCCGGACTATATAGAGTAAGAGAAGCATCAGATTCAATTGATTTGACTTTTCCAATAAAGGAGTTAGAGACATAGATATTATCATCTATTTTGAGATACCGAGTAAATTGGGTATCAAAGCCAGTAATGACAGATGAGTTTGAGTTGTAAGTGAGATAACCTTTACCTGATATGCGTTCAAATGCCGAAGGGTTTGGCATGAAATTCAGGTCTAAGTCCTTGTAGCGTTGAATTGTCGTCATGGTAAGATTGTTATAAATAGAAATAGAGTTAATATTATTTAGCTGTTAAAATACAATATCATTAGAGTTTATATGAAGACAAGAACCGAGAGATTGAAGACGTTTCTGAGAGAATACCCTACTATCAATAAGATGACTAGACGAGAGTTAAGAACAACGATAGAATTCAAAGGTAAAGAAATAACAATACAATCCGCCATGGAACAATTGTATAGGAACGATGTTATTGTATTGCCGAAGAAGGGTTTAATCTT